ATGATCGATCCCACCCCAAATGAAATGCAGGCCATGAGCGTTGGCGGCCAATATGGTGGCGAATACCTCGAGAGTATCGGCAAATCGGATCTCGCCACCCTGACTGAGACCGAGTGGGATCGCTTCCTTGATGCGGTCATTACCGGATATTGCGATCAACTGCGCGCGCTGGTGGGACAAGACCGCACTCGGCTCGACGCTATGACACCGGAGGTGCCCCTTTGATGGTTAATACATCGTATATGGCGCGCTTCGGCGCTCGGCTGGTCACCAATGGCTATGGCATCCTGCCAATCGGTCCGGGCACCAAAAAGCCTGGCCAGTTTAAGCGTGGAGTATGGGCAGACTACCCCGAGTGGAACCGGCACACCGAACGCCCAACCACGGAGGTTGAGGTGACGACATGGTCGACTTGGCCAGAGTGTGGCATCGGTCTTGTTGGCGGCACGGTTGCAGCTGTCGATATTGATGTGGTTGAGGATGCGGAACTGGCGCTCCACATTGAGCAATTGGCGCGTGAACGTTTGGGGGATACGCCCGCACTGCGCATCGGTAAGGCGCCAAAACGGATGCTGATTTATCGCACAGAAACCCCTTTCCGGGGTATCAAACGTCATCCGCTGGAGGTGCTTTGTCTGGGTCAGCAGTTCGTGGCCTACGCCAACCACCCGGACACGGGCGCGCCCTATGCCTGGCCAGAGGAAGGGCTGGCTGATCTCGATATCACGGAGCTGCCTGAAATCACCGCAGAGATGGCGCGCGCCTTTCTTGACGAGGCCTATGCATTGTTGCCCGAACATCTGCGGCAACGTGGCCTTGCGACAGGATCACCTGCCACGGAGCACCTGCAGGCCCACAGCCAAATGGGGACATTGCCAGCCATTGAGACTGCGCTGAAATGTCTGCCAAATGCAGAGTTGGATTATGACAGCTGGGTGCGGATTGGCATGGCGCTGAAGGGGGCGCTTGGTGAGGCTGGGGGCGATATCTTTGCTGGCTGGTCAGCGCAGGCGGCCAAGGACGTGCCCAGCACCACAATGAAGGCCTGGGCCAGCTTCAAACCCGATCGCATTGGCGCCGGCACGATCTACCACCTCGCCATGGAGCGCGGCTGGCAACCTGATGCATCACTGCGCTTTGATGGATCGACGGCCCGCGATGAACAGCATCCTGCAGCGGATCTCTTGTCGAAGCTGGGAGGGCATTCCGAGGTTCATGAGGAACCTTCGGCCACCTCGACATTCACGCTGGCCATACCGGATGGATTAGTGGGTGATTTGACCGATTACATGCTGTCAACAGCCCGGCGTCCTCAGCCGCTTTTGTCGCTCGGCGCCAGTCTCTGCGCGATTGGTGCGCTCATGGGGCGGCAGTATCGCACCGAGAGCAACCTGCGCTCTAACCTCTATGTCGTGGGCATTGCGGATAGCGGATCAGGCAAGAACCACGCCCGCGAGATCATCAACGAGGTCTTTTTTGAGGCGGGGCTGGCCCATCATCTCGGTGGCAACAAGATCGCCTCCGGGGCGGGGCTGCTTACCGCGCTGCATCGCCAGCCTGCGATCCTGTTCCAGATCGATGAGTTTGGCATGTTTCTGGCAGCGGCGGCCGACCGGCGGCGCAGTCCGCGCCATATCACCGAAATCCTCGACAACATGACCGAGCTTTACACGGCCGCGGGCGGGATATTTCTTGGTGCGGAATATGCCAACCGTGATGGCTCAAACGAGCGGAGGGATATCAATCAACCCTGCCTGAGTGTCTATGGCACCACGACGCCTTTGCACTTCTGGGGCGCATTGCAGGGCGCAAACGTCGTCGATGGCTCGCTGGCCCGCTTTCTAATCCTGCCGAGTGATGAGGATTACCCGGACGAGAACATCGCTGTTGGTATTCGGCAGGCCCCAACGGCACTGATCCGGGACCTGCAGTGCGTGGCCGCAGGCGGCTTGCTCCAGAAGGGCAATCTGATAGGCAAAACCGCGGACCAGAACACCACCGTGACGCCGATGATCGTGCCGATGACTGAGGAGGCTCGCGCACGGTTCAAGGCGCTCAGTCTCGAGTTGACAGGGGAGTTACGCGCAGCAGCGGGAACGGCATGTACAGCGATCCTAGCGCGTATCGGCGAAAACGCATTGAAACTGGCATTAATCGTCGCAGTAGGCCGTGATCCAGCGCGTCCTGAAATCGACCTCACGGCAGCGGATTGGGCCATTGATTTTGTGCGGTATTTTGCGCAGCGGACCATGGCTGCGGTCGAGCGTCATGTGGCCGATACCGAGGTTGAGGCTCATCTTAAACGGCTCAAAGAAATCATTCGAAATGCTGGCGCGAAGGGGATCACCAAGTCCGAGATCACCCGCGCATCACAATGGTTGAAATCCCGCGATCGAAATGAGATTCTGGAGACACTGATCGAAAGTGGGGACATCACTACCGGCATGCGCGGCTCATCGACAAGGCAAGCCATGGTCTACCGGATGGCCAGATGGCATGGACCCTGGCGAGATTTTTCAGGGCGCAAAATCAGTCAGAAGGAACCGTGATGATGCATAACATTCTGAAAGTATTATGGAAAACCTGTTCCTTCACGTCCTTCAATCTTTCAAGAGGATACCTATACCCCTCGCGTGTATGCGCGCGCGATTAAGAATAGAGAGAGACACCCTTTATAATTATATAATTAATTGAATTATTATACATTACTATTGGATATCAACAGCTTAGAAGGGTGAAATCTTCATTCAAGGCCCCTTGAAGCCAAAGAATAATTCGCTGGGCGGCCCGTTCGCCCCGCACCTGACCTGACCAGATCACCCTTCGGGGCCTGGCGAGAACGTAGCCTTCACCGGCCAGTCCTCTCGCCTCGCTCGCCAAACCGAAGAGGAGGTCTGCATGACCCAATCCACACACACACACCGCACCATCCTTGCCCTTGACCTGGGCACCACCACCGGCTGGGCCATTCGCGACTTTGACGGCCTGATCACCAGTGGCACTGTCAGCTTTAAGCCCAGCCGCTATGATGGGGGTGGCATGCGCTATCTGCGCTTCACCAACTGGCTGACAGAGCTGGACCGACTTAGCGGTCCGATAGGAGCGATCTATTACGAAGAAGTCCGTTGTCACGCAGGCACCGATGCTGCCCATGTTTACGGCGGCCTCATGGCCTCACTGACCAGCTGGGGTGAGTTGCGCGGGGTGCCGTACCAAGGTGTCCCGGTGGGAACCATCAAAAAACACGCATCTGGCAAGGGCAACGCGCCCAAGCAGGCTATGATCGACGCTGCCCGCCAGCGCGGCTTCAACCCTGCAGATGACAACGAGGCGGACGCCATCGCGATCCTGCTCTGGGCGCTAGAGACGAAGGGGGGTGTGGCATGAGTGGCATGCGGTTTACACCTCGCGGCTACGGTGGTCATCGCCGTGACCCTGACCGGGTCAAGCGCGACGGCTGGTACGACCAAGGCGTGCTGGCTGTGAGCGTGGAGGACCACCGGCTGACCTGGCCCGAGCGCGAATTAGTGGAACAACTGGGAACGAAACTCTATGGCAAACGCCCGCAGGGCAGGGAGGTACGTCATGGCCGATGAATGGACGCGGGCAATGGTGGCCGACCGCTTGGACCTCGCGGCGGACGTAATGCGGTCCATGCCGCCTGTGCGCCCGCAAGGCTATGTCAGCGCCTGGCCGGAATATGTCTCGACCTTCGCCGATCAAGTTGGGCAGGAGCAGCGGATGAAAAAGCCACTGCCCTCACCACGGATGATTACGCAGGCCGATGAGGCCATGCTCTGGCTGCGGTGGGTGGATAAGGACATCGGTGAGATCCTCTGGGCCCGCGCCAACCGCAAGGCCTGGAAGGGGATCTGCTGGGCGCATGGTGTCAGCCGGGCCACGGCCAGTCGGCGGCACGAGTATGGGCTTGCCGTGGTTGTTTGGCGCTTGAACGGCCGAACTGTGCCGCGCAAGCGGTCGATGGATTATGTTATTCAGCGTACCGCTTGAGTGATTAGGGCGGCAGAAAGTTCCGCCGCCCTGTCAACCCCTCTCATGCGCGCGAGACACTTTTCGGTGAGACATTGTAAGCCGTGACAGATGTCGATCGAGAGGCTAAAAGATTTGTAAGATGAGGGTCGTGTGGCTGAGAGAACCGGGTCTGTTTGGATGGGTTTATGGAGGTGCAAATGGTGACCGGTTTTCCAAAAAAAACTGTCTCTGGTCGATTTTGTGAGACACGTAACCTATTGAAATTGAACGGGTCCCTTCTGTTTGTAACTGTATATGGGGGGGCTTGGTGCAACGCTTTCCAGTGACGCCCTCAAAAACACCCGTTTCGTTTCGCTTTGCACGCAAACCCAAAGAAACAAGGGCCTAAGGGCCTGACAAACCACGCCTGAAACGAAATGGCCCTCGGACCCCCATTTCGTTTCGCGGCCCGAACCCGTTTCGTTTCGGCACCTTTCCAAGGACATTCCCATGGACGTTTTAGACCTGCCGCTTGAGCAGATCATTCCCTATGCGCGCAACCCGCGTAACAACGCGCAGGCTATCGCCACGGTGGCAGCCTCGATCCAGGAGTTTGGCTGGCGACAGCCCATCGTCGTCGACGAGGCGATGGTGGTTCTGGCCGGTCACACCCGGCTCGAAGCAGCCCGCAAACTCGGTCTTAAGACTGCGCCGGTGCATGTGGCCAAGGGTTTGACCGAGGCCCAAGCCCGCGCCTTCCGGATCATGGACAACCGCTCAAGCGAAAACGCCGAGTGGGACAAGGACTTGCTGAACCTCGAACTCGTGGACCTGCTGGAGGCTGATTTTGATCTGGGCTTGACCGGCTTCACTGAAGATGAGTTGAACGCGCTGATGTCGAGCCTCGACGAGGGCACAGGTCCGCAGGAGGGTGAGGACGATGTTCCGGAAACCCCCGAGGATCCGGTTAGCCGTCCCGGCGATCTTTGGATCCTTGGCAACCATCGGCTGCTCTGCGGTGACAGCACCGTTGCCACAGATGTTGAGCGGGTTTTAAACGGGGTAACACCCCTCCTTATGGCGACAGATCCACCGTACGGTGTGGAATACGATCCCAGCTGGCGCAACCAGGCTGGCGCGGCCAAGACCAAGCGCACCGGCAAGGTGCTGAACGACAACCGCGCTGACTGGCGTGAGGCCTGGGCGCTCTTCCCCGGCGATGTTGCCTATGTCTGGCATGGCGCGCTGCATGCAGCGACCGTCGCGGAAAGCCTCGAGATCGCAGGCTTCACCATTCGGTCTCAAATCATCTGGGCGAAAGAACGGCTGGTTCTGAGCCGCGGGGATTATCACTGGCAGCACGAGCCCGCGTGGTACGCTGTCAAAAAGACGGGCAAAGGTCACTGGGCGGGTGACCGTAAGCAGACAACCCTCTGGCATATCGCCAACAAGGATCAGGACGAAAAAACCGTACATGGGACGCAGAAGCCGGTGGAATGCATGCGGCGCCCGATCCTGAACAATTCGAGCCCAGGCCAAGCGGTCTATGAACCCTTCATGGGATCAGGGACCACACTGATTGCCGCCGAGACCACGGGTCGCGTCTGCCTCGGCATCGAGTTGAACCCTGCTTACATCGATGTGGCCGTCCAGCGTTGGCAGAAGTTTACGGGCAAGCAGGCCATGCTTGAAGGTGGCGATGCCACTTTCGACGACCTGAAGGCGGAGCGTGTAGCCACATGAAACAGTCTCGCCTCATGTCGATGGTTGAAGCGATTACCAACGTGATCGTCGGCTACGGCCTTGCCGTGGTCACGCAAATCATCGTCTTCCCTTGGTTTGGGCTGCAAACAACATTAGGAGAAAATCTTGCTATGGGCGGGATATTCACGATCGTCAGCCTGATACGCTCGTTCCTCTTGCGCCGGCTCTTTGAGGCAGTCCGCCCCTCCGTCGACTAACGTAATTGGTCCAAAGCTTATCTTTTCCTTTATGCGTTCGGAAATTACACTTTCTCCATAGCGGAGGTCCAAATGACAGCGGATAAGCAGCACTGGGATAGCGTTTATGAAGCAAGGGCGGAGGACGAACTGACGTGGTTTGAGATGACGCCTGCGACATCACTGGAATTTGTCAAAAGGCATCTTCGGATTGGTGACCCGCTTATTGATATCGGTGCAGGGGCTTCTCGTCTCGTGGACACATTGCTGGCCCAAGGTTACGGTCCGCTAACTGTCCTAGACCTTTCCGACACAGCCTTGGCAGTCAGCAAAAATCGACTGGGTACAAGAGCCAGTGATGTCAGTTGGATTGTTTCCGACATTACAGCATGGCAACCAAATCAAACATTCTCAGTTTGGCATGATCGAGCGGTCTTCCACTTTTTGGCGGGCACCGAAGATCGAGCTAGCTATGCGCGCGCCTTGTCTGAGGCACTTGGCCCAGGCGGTATTGCGATCATCGCCACGTTTGCGGACGACGGGCCTGAAAAATGCTCTGGACTCCCCGTTGCGCGATACTCTCCCGAAGCGCTAGCGCTTGAATTAAACCGGTTGCTGCCAGGCCAATTCGAAATGATTGATGCCAAACGCCACGTGCATGTGACGCCTAAAGGAAATGAACAGCGTTTCCAGTATAGTATCTTCCAGAAAAAGTGACCCTTAGAAATACCCTGGAGTGTCACGACGGGACTGAGTCCAAAGAACGGTAGCGTTGCGCTTAGATCAAGCCGAGGCCTTTCAGGCAGCTGGCTGTGTCCATCAGCTGATGAGTTGGAACCTCGACTGTGATGGTGAAGCTGTCGGCAAAGGTTCTGCCGTAAACGCCCCCATCGTCCATCAGGGCCATTTCGATCTCCTCAAGGACGACGATGATCCGACTGCGGTCGAAATGCTCGGGCAGGTTTCGGATGGGGAAGCGAATGCTGGTGGTTTCCATGGGGTTCACTCCGCGTGCTCGCCTTCCTTGAAGGCGCTGTCGGTGATGCGCTTCAGGAGTTCGGCGTAATAGTCGAGGTTGCCGACATGGCCCCAATGGACCGCGTCGAGGTGGGTGTCGAAGTGCTCTGCGCTCAGCGCCTGCAGCCGTGCGAGCATCGTGTCGATAGCGGCCTTTTTGGCGATGAACGCATCTTTGGCTGTTGGTTGGTGGCTCATCTCGAGGCGTCCTGAGTTGTGTTTTCTGCTGTCGTGAGCTTCGCTCTGGCGGTCAGGCTTATCCAGTGAATTCGACGCAAACCCATACGGTTAATCGCACTCTCGAGGTCTGCGAATGTCATCAGCCACCCAGCCCATTGGCGTGATCGCGCGTCTGCTTGACCTCTCAGAGCGGCGGGTCCAACAACTGAGCCGAGAGGGTGTAATCCCGAAAGCCGAGCGTGGTCAGTACGACCTGATTGGATCGGTCCGCGGCTACGTTCGCTATCTGCGCGATCAGGCGCTCAAGGCACAGGCGGGCGCACCGGACTATGCGGCGGAACGCGCACGTTTTATCCGGGCGCGGGCCGACCTTGCCGAGATGGAGGCAGAGGAAAAGCGCCGCTCGCTGATTGCTGCCGAGCAGATTGAGGCGGCTTGGATCGCTGTTCTGGCGCTCTTGCGGACCCGTCTGCTGGCGCTCCCTGACCGGCTGGCACCACAAGCCTTTGAACAATCAACCGTCGGAGACACTCGGAACCTAATCCGAACTGCGATCCGCGAGGTGCTCGATGATCTCGCGCAGCCAGATATTGAACTTGAAGCCGGCATTGACCTTGAGGGGGTCCGCGATCCTGAAGCGGACGGTGGCGAAGGCGCTGGCGGTGCTGAAGCCGCCGCCGGATCTGACGATCAGCAATTGGGCGGACCAAAACCGCCGGCTGAGCTCTGAGGCCAGCGCCGAGCCGGGCCAATGGCGCACGAGCCGTGCGGAATACCAGCGCGGGATTATGGAGGCGGTGTCAGATGCTGCCACCGAAACCGTCGTTATCATGTCCAGTTCACAGGTGGGTAAGACGGAAGTGGTGAACAATTGTGTCGGCTACCACATCGACCAAGATCCTGCACCAATCATGGTGGTGATGCCGACCGAGCGGGACGCCGAGACCTGGTCGAAGGACCGCTTTTCTCCAATGGCGAGGGATACGCCGTGTTTGCAGGATAAGATTGCTAATCCAAAGTCGCGGGACGGCAACAACAAGATCCTGCACAAGCGGTTCCCGGGCGGGCATCTGACCATCGTGGGCGCCAACGCACCTTCGGGGCTTGCGAGCCGACCGATCCGACTGCTCTTGTGCGACGAGGTCGACCGCTATCCGTTCAGTGCAGGGGCCGAGGGGGATCCGGTCAACCTCGCGAAAAAGCGGACGGTGACCTTCTGGAACCGCAAGATCGTGCTGGTGTCGACGCCGACGAACAAGGGCGCGAGCCGGATCGAGGCGGCATTTGAGGAAAGTGACCAGCGCCGGTTCTGGGTGCCGTGTCCGGAATGTGGCCATGAACAAATCCTGACCTGGGGACAGGTGAAATGGGACAAGGACGAGAGCGGTGGCCATCGCCCCGAAACCGCGCGCTACCATTGCGCCGATTGCGACGCTGCCTGGACCGACGAGACCCGCTGGACCGCGATCTCCAAGGGGCGCTGGATCGCGGATGCGCCGTTCAACGGAACGGCAGGGTTCCATCTGAACGAGATCTATTCGCCCTGGGTGCGACTTGAGGCCATGGCCAAGGGGTTTCTATCGGCGCGCGCCGGTGGGGATGAGACGATGAAGACGTTCATCAACACGTCGCTTGGCGAGACCTGGATGGAAAGCGGTGAGGCGCCGGACTGGCAACGTTTGCAGGGGCTCAAAGAAGATTGGCGCGCAGGCATGGTTCCGGCGGGTGGTTTGTTTTTGACCGCGGGCGCTGACGTTCAGAAAGACCGGATCGAGGTTGATGTCTGGGCATGGGGGAAGGGCCTGCAAAGCTGGCTGATCGATCACATCGTGATTGAGGGTGGTCCAGGAGATCAGGCCTGTTGGCAACGATTGTCTGAGGCCTTGGGACGAAGCTGGGAGCATGCCAGCGGCGCACAGATGACCATCTCAAAGCTCGCGATTGATACCGGCTATGAGACTTCGGCCGTATACGCTTGGGCCCGCCAGGTCGGCTTTGGTCAAGTGGCGCCCATCAAGGGTCTTGAGGGGTTCAATCGAGCAAGTCCGGTCACAGGCCCGACATATGTTGATGCCACAATCGGCGGCAAGCGTTTGCGTCGTGGTGCGCGTCTTTGGACCATCGCAACCTCGACCTTCAAAGCAGAGACCTACCGTTTCCTGCGGCTTGACCCGCCGGAAGTCACCAGCGCGGGAGATGGCGAGGGCTATTCTCCTCCCGGCTTTCTCCATCTTCCGGGCTGGGTTGATGCCGAATGGCTGAAGCAACTGACTGCAGAGCAGCTGGTCACGGTCAAGAACAAGCGCGGCTTTGCGAAACTCGAATGGCAAAAGCTGAGGGAACGTAATGAGGCATTGGACTGCCGGGTGTACGCCCGTTCGGCCGCGTGGATCCTTGGCGCCGACCGCTGGTCAGACGCCAGGTGGGAGGAATTAGAGCGCCAGCTGAGGGTGGATATTAGCGGTCCAGCAGGGGGCGTGGCCGCAAAACCAACCCCCAGGTCATCAGCCCGGCGACGCACAATGAGGTCAACCTATATGAACTGAAGAGGGAGACGTCAGGGATTTACCCGCTTGTTATAAGCAGCACTGTCTGCTCTGTTTATGCGCAAATAGCATGGAGACAGTGCGATGACGGCTCAAAATGACCTTCTTACCATCCCTGCGCGGCGAGGGCGTGCAGTTCGTTTGAGTGCAGGCGAAGCCATTCAGATCGTCAATACGCATGGGTCTCAAGTGGTTGATACATGGGCCTTCAATGCGGAAGACATGACAGAATTTATGTCAACTGAGCATATGCGGGCAACCCTTGGCAAACTATGGCCTGGCAAAGGAGATGCTCTTATCACGAACCGGCGGCGCGCGATTATGACGATAGAAGAGGATACCTCACCTGGGCAGCATGACACGTTGATCGCGGCTTGTGACAGTTATCGCTATGGCCTGTTGGGATGCACGGAATATCACGATAACTGTACAGACAACCTGCATGCGGCGATGAGGCAGATCGGGCTTACTGCTCCCGAATGTCCTAGCCCGCTGAACCTGTGGATGAATATTCCAGTGGCCCAGGATGGCTCGACCGGTTGGGGAGAACCGTTGTCGAAACCAGGAGATTATGTCGTTTTACGCGCCGAGATGGATTGCATTGTTGCCATGTCTGCCTGCCCACAAGATATGGTGCCAATCAATGGCGCCGACTGCATTCCGACCGAAGTACACTATCGCAAGCTGCCGGCCTCTTTTGTGATCTGAGACGTCACTAGGGCGCAGTTCGGTCTCACTGCAGACAGCATTTCTTGAACTTCTTCCCGCTGCCACAGAAGCAGGGGTCACTGCTCCCAGGTAGGCGGTGGTCGCCTGCCAAATTATCGTATGCGGACAACTCAGATGATATCTCTCACAGAGCTTCATGTGCGCCGTGAGGCCCTGACCCTGCAACGCGCCTCGGGCGTGGCCCGCATCAGCTACGACGGGAAGACTGTTGAGTATCGCTCTGTCGCCGAGATCGACCGCGCGATTGATGCACTGGACCGTGAGATTGCGTCGGCGGAGGGGCGACGCATGGTGCGGCACATCCGCGTGATGGCGACGAAGGGCCTCTAAACTAAATGGCATTTTTTGATAAATTCCGCCGCCAAAAGCCTGGCGGCCCTGAAGCCATGCATGCGCGTCTCGAGGGGGCTATGGCCAAGCGCCGGCTTCGGGGTTGGAACCCACCCTTGGAAAACATCAACGCGCTGGTGGCCTCTGGCGGCCCGCGACTGTTGGCACGCTCGCGCGAGTTGGTGGTGACAAACGGCTATGCCGCGAATGCGTGCGAGGCTTTTGCCGCAAACCTTGTGGGTGACGGTATCAAACCGTCCTCACTGATCCGCGATGCGGAGTTGCGAGAGCAGGTGCAAAAACTGTGGCTTGCATGGACGGATGAAGCGGATGCCGATGGGCTGACGGATTTTTATGGCCTTCAAGCCATTGTGGCACGCGAGATGTTTGTCGCCGGGGAATGTTTTGTGCGGCTGCGCTCAAGACGGGCGGAAGATGGGCTGTTGGTGCCTTTGCAGCTACAGCTTTTGCAATCTGAGATGCTGCCCTTTGATAAAACTGAGACCGCGCCAAACGGCAACCGTATTCGGTGTGGGATAGAATTTGATCTGATTGGCCGGCGTGTGGCCTACCACTTCCGACGACACCATCCAGGGGACAGCACGGAGGCGGGGCAAGGCACTACGTCTACGACGCGTGTGCCAGCTGAGGATGTGCTCCATATCTATCGACCGATCGATGCGGGGCAAATCCGAGGGCTGCCGCATATCGCCCCGGCGATGGTGCGGCTGTTTTTGCTCGATCAGTATGATGATGCAGAGCTTGACCGCAAAAAGACGGCTGCAATGTTTGCGGGCTTTATCACCAAAACCGCCCCTGATGATCCGATGATGGGCGAGGGGGAGGTCGATCTTGATGGCGCGGCCATGGCCAGCCTTGAGCCTGGTACCATGCAGGTGCTGCTGCCTGGCGAGGATGTGAAATTCTCAAGCCCCGCTGATGTTGGTGGTGGATATGAAGCCTTCCAATATCGCACGCTGCTCGCGGTCTCGGCCTCACTGGGGTTGCCGTATCACCTTGTGACCGGCGACGTCCGACAGGCCAATTATTCCAGCCTGAGGGCAGAACTTGTGGAGTTCCGGCGGCGGATTGGCCAGTTGCAGCATGGGGTTGTGGCACATCAACTTTGCCGGCCTGTTTGGATGCGCTGGCTGGAGACGGCTGCCCTTTCTGGGACCATTGAGGCAGACCCGAGTTTGGCGCGTCCTGTGCAATGGATCCCGCCACGGTGGGATTGGGTGGATCCGCTGAAAGACATCCAAGCGCAGGTGCTGGCGATGGAAGCTGGCATCACATCACGCCGTAAGGTGGTCGAGGCCACGGGCTACGATGTGGAAGAGGTCGATCAGGAAAACGCCTCGGACGTACAACGGGCGGCTGATCTGGGCCTGATGTATCGCGCAAGTCCGGGTGAGACGCAGGGGGCAAGAGCCACGCCCATCCAAAAGCCTAACCCCAATTCTAGTGATGGACCGCCCGATAGAGATGCGGGCACCGACCTACAACAGGAGTAACCTCATGAAGTCTTGGTATATGATCCGTGCCCGTGGGACGGGCACGGAAGTGCTGATCTATGATGAGATTGGCGCCTACGGCGTAACGGCCAAGGGATTTTTGGCAGAGTTCGGCGCCTTGTCGGATGATGCGGCAATTGATCTGCGTCTCAACAGCCCGGGCGGTTCGGTCTTTGATGCGGTTGCCATTTACAATGCTCTGAAGCGTCATGCGGGCGAGATCACCGTCTGGGTCGATGGCATTGCGGCTTCAGCTGCAAGCTATATCGCCATGGCAGGTGACACCATTGTCATGCCAGAAAACGCTTTCCTGATGATCCATGACCCCTCGGGGCTGGTGATGGGCACAGCTGAGGACATGCGCTCCACGGCCGAGGCGCTCGATAAGGTGAAGAGCAGCCTGATCCAAGGCTATGCGGCGAAATCTGGAAAGCCGGATGACGAGATTGCTAACCTGATGGCGGCTGAAACCTGGCTTGATGCAAAGGACGCGCTGGCTCTCGGACTGATTGACCGCATGGCCGAGCCTGTGAAACTTGCTGCGTCGTTCGATGTCTCAAAGTTCCGCAACGCGCCACCGGAATTGGTTGCAGCGGCAGGAGAGACAGAAGCGCCTGCAGCCCCTGAACTTCAGACCGAAGGTGATGACGGCGCCAGCACGCTGCCTGAGCCCCAACACATGGGCGTGGATGCGCCCACCATGGCTGCAGATGCGCCAGCAATGACTGACACTGCGAGTGTGCGCGCCGAGGCCATCGCTCATGCACGCATGGTTATCGATCTCTGCCGCCTGGCCGGGCAGCCGCATATGGCTGGCCGCTTTTTGGAAGAGGACACGAGTCTGGACATGGTGCGCGGCAGCCTTTTGGCCGCGAAAGCCGAGGCTGAGGGCCTGCCGCCACACTCGCTGCATGCCCAGCCTGGCAGGGGCGCTGCCAGTAACCCTTGGGGCGATGTGATCGCCCGCACGTTCAAGACAAAAGGATAAGCCATCATGAGCATACTGACAGAAACAAACCACGCCGGTGGCTTTCTCGTTTGGGAGGTGCTGCGCGATTACACGCGGGACACGGTTACCATCGCATCGGGTGCGGGCAAGCTCGAGCCTGGCACGGTGCTTGGCAAGATCACCACGGGCGGCAAATTCGCCAAGCTCACGCCGGCTGCCACCAACGGCAGTCAGAATGCTGCCGGCATTCTCTGGGCTGGCGTTGATGCCTCGGCAGCGGACAGCCCCGGAGTTGTGGTCCTGCGTGGCCCCGCACTGGTGAACCGGCATGAGATCATCTGGCCCGAGGGGGCGAGCGAGGCCCAGATCACCGCCGCCACCACGGCTTTGGGTGCACTTGGCGTCATCCTGCGCTGAGCCCACTGACAAAAGGAATTCTACACATGGCAACCATGGATATTTTTGAAGGCGATGCCTTCTCCGTTATTGAACTCACGCGGGCTCTGGAAAACATCCCCTTCAAGCCGGCCACTCTTTCTGGCTCTGGGCTGTTTGGCGAGCGCGGTGTGAGAACGCGCACAGTCGTCATTGAGAGCCGAGATGGAACGTTATCTCTGATCCCGTTCTCCGAGCGTGGGTCGAATTTTGACCAGCAGCAGCCTGAAAGTCGGCAAGTTCGGGCTTTTGTGTGCCGGCAGTTCAAAAAGCAGGATGTGCTTTGGGCTTCTGAGATCCAGGGCATCCGCGAGTTTGGTTCCGAAAGCGTGACGCAGCAGGCGCAGGTAGAGGTCGCGCGGCGGATGCGCCGGTTGCGCGCAGATGCTGAGGCGACGTTTGAATATCACCTGCTCAATGCCATTCAAGGCGTGGTGAAAGACCCGCGCGATGGTGGCGTTGTCATCAACTTTGCCAATGAGTTTGGGATCACGCCGGCGGCAGAGGTGGATTTTGACCTCGATAACGCATCGCCAGGGCCGGGCGTTTTGCGCAAGAAATGCCAGGCGCTGATTGAAAGCGTTGAGGAAAGCTTGGGCGGCCTTGTAATGGGCCCTGTGAACCTGCGCGCAGAATGTGGCTCTGCCTTCTTCGCGGATTTGGTGGCGCATAAAGAGATCCGCGAAACCTATCTCAATACGGCTGCCGCCAGCGAGTTACGGGGCAGGGTGGTGGACGAGGTGAACTTTGGCGGCATCACCTTCCGCCGTTATGGGGGTAATTCGAATATCGGGGTTCCAACCGACAAGGCCTTCTTCTACCCGCAAGGTATTGAGGGGCTGTTTGAGATCTACTTTGCACCGGCAGACACGTTTGAAACGGTCAACACCTTAGGACTTCCGCTCTATGCGCGGATGATCCCAGATCGCGAGCGCGATGAATGGGTGCGGCTTGAGATTGAAAGCAACCCGCTGCCCATCTGCACGCGCCCACAGGTGCTCCGCACTGCCAAGCGGACCTGATGAGCGCCTTTGCTGACGCCCTCGAGGCTTTGTTTTTTGATGCCAACCTCTCGGTCGAGATTTGGCATCGAGACAGCGAGGGGCAGTTCACCCGGGCTCGGGGCATCCTTCGCCGTCCGGACGAGATCACCGAGTTCGGATCGGCGCGGCTTATGTCAGATACCACCCGGATTGATGTCCGGGTGGTGGATATTCCAGATCCTCGCCCTCAGGAGCAGATCCTGATTGGGGATGAAACCTTCCTGATCCAGGGTGAGCCGCGGCGTGATCGTGAGCGGCTCATTTGGACCATTGAGCTGACCCCCGCATGAAACTTGGCCTCAATATCACACCCGATCTTGTCGCTGTGATGGCGGCCGAAATCACGGTGGGCGAAAAGGCCGTCAGCGCCGCGATGCGCGAAGCCGGCACGAACCTGAAATCCGCCTGGCGGGGGCAGATCGCCCAAGCGGGGCTTGGTCGACGCCTCTCGAATTCGATCCGTAGCCAGACCTATCCCAAGGCTGGTGACAGTTTAAATGCTGCAGCGTTGGTATGGTCCAAGGCGCCGGCAATCATCGGGGCACATGATACGGGGCCACTTATTCGCTCGAAAGACGGGTTTTGGCTCGCCATCCCGACGGCGGCCGCTGGCAAAGGCCGGAAAGGTGGGCGCATCACGCCAGGGGAATGGGAGAGGCGGCGGGGGCTGCGGCTGCGGTTTGTCTATCGGCGCAGAGGCCCAAGCCTTTTGGTGGCCGACGGGCGGTTGAACAGTCGGGGACTTGGCGTTGCGTCGCGCTCCAAGACCGGGCGCGGCAAGGCAACGGTCCCGATCTTTCTCCTGGTGCCGCAGGTGAAACTCGCGAAACGCCTAGATCTGACAAGGGATGCAGACCGTGTGCAGGCGGGCGTGCCGGAGCTGATTGTGGCGAACTGGCTCGCAGACCGGGTTTAACGTTCAGCAAGCGCTTTTTGGACAAAGGCTTCTGCGTCGCCAATGGTCAATATTTCTTCAGCCTCTGCATCTCCGATCTGTAGGCCAAACTCTTCTTCCATGAGCATAACGAGTTCAAGCTTCGACAGACTGTCGGCGCCAAGATCTTCGATGAACGTTGTATCTTCGGATAATTCGGCCTGGGGTCGACCAAATTTGAGGGCCACTAATCTACGGACATGCGCTAATTCTAATTCCATTTTTACCCCGTTCTAATAGTCGTGTCTTCGTTGAGTGCAGCGCAAATTATGCGCCACAGGCGATGGTCAAGCGTATTTCTGTCACGGCCTATGCCTCGCATTAGTAACAGGAGCCACGGCGCGCTTGCGTAAGGCTTTGGCGGAAGCGGTGGGATTCGAACCCACGGTAGGCTCTCACCTACGCTGGTTTTCAAGACCAGAGCCTTAAACCACTCGGCCACACTTCCTTTTGGTGCCCCCTGCCGGCACTGAACCGGCACGCCCGAAGGCAAAAGATTTTAAGTCTTCAGCGTCTACCATTCCGCCAAGGGGGCGTTGGTAGGCCCGGCAGGACTTGAACCCGCAACCAAAGCGTTATGAGCGCTCTGCTCTAACCGATTGAGCTACAGGCCCGACCTGACCGTGGATGACGGAATTTGCATCAGAGAACAAGACCATGTCGACCCGCGAAACCATCCTAACTGCTCTACATGCGCGGCTTTTGGCATTGCCCGCAACGGTTTTGCGCGGAGAGGTATTGCCCGAGCGCGTGCCGACGGATGGCTTGGTGATTTTGCGCGATGGGGACCCGGGCGATCCAGAGGTTACGATGTCACCGTTGGCCTATCATTATCGTCACAGAGTGGAATTGGAGGTGGTCGTGCAAGGCGTTAATCGAGATATCGCCTTTGATGATCTGTGCATGAGTATCGGATCAGTGCTTGCGGCTGCGCCGACGCTGGATGGTCTCATCGATTGGATGGAGGTGCAGGCGCCACAGACTGTTGATTTACCAGTTGATGGAGCCATCAGCTTAAAGGCCTCTGAACTCCCAATCATTTTGCACTACGTGAGCCATGATCCGTTGGCGTGATATGGGATTTTCAATCTAATTTGTTGCGGCTACGAACATAAGTACAAGCAACGCAATCGACGCTGCAATCAACACGAATGCGATATAGCGCCGTTTCTGAGGCGGTTTTTTAAAGTTCAGTCCCATTTTTGCGCTCCGCTGTTGTCCCCCCAGACGGCAGCGCAGCGACGGTAGCAAACATCACCCCGTTCAGCGACGATTCCTTTTTTAAGCAGACTTAGGTTTGATGGTCAGTCGACCCTCGATCTGCGCGCCCGGTTCTACTGCAATATCTTCGGCGACGACATCGGCTTTGAGAGATGCGCTTGATTTTATCACGACCTTAATGGCCGCTATTGTACCTTCCAGGTGGCCTTCGATTGTGACGGTATTGGCGCGCATATTGCCGATAAGCTTGCCAGTTTTGCTTATGACTAGGATTTCTGCGGTGAGGTCGCCCACAAGAGAACCACCGAATTCAACAACACCGTCGCTGGTCCAATCGCCTCGTATTGATACGCCTTCATTTAACACCGAGCGGCGGGTCGCAACATTTGGTGTTTTATCCGCAGGCGGGGAATATCTTGCTTGAGAGGACGGGTTTATCTCGGGCTTAGACTTGCTGAACATGAGCGTATCAATTCTTTAGAAAAAGGCCCCTCCACAGTTGGTCGCAAAATAACCGCGGTCAAGCATTTGGAGCGACTTGATACCTGAAAAGGATAAAAACATGGCACGAGCTCAAGGGGCGCGGGCGCAAATGGCGCTTGCGTTCGAGACGACTTATGGAACGCCACCGGTGAGTGGGTTTACCAAGATGCCCTTTGCCAGCACGACGCTGGGAGCAGAGCAACCGCTGCAGACCTCGGAACTACTGGGGTACGGTCGGGATCCGCAGGCTCCCATCAAGGATGCGGTGACGGCAGATGGCGATGTGGTCATCCCGATCGACGCCGAGGCGTTCGGTTTCTGGCTGAAGGCCGCTTTTGGCGCGCCTACCACAACAGGTGCTGATGCCCTCTTCACCCATGAGTTCCGCTCTGGGAACTGGTCTCTACCGTCGTTTTCGGTTGAAACCGGGATGCCAGAGGTGCCGCGCTATGCAATGTATTCCGGCTGCATGGTGGATAGCCTCAACTGGCAGATGGCACGCTCTGGGTTGCTGACGGCGACCGCCAGTATCGTAGCACAGGGCGAGGCCATCGCGACGAGCAGCGCAGCGGGAACGCCTGCCAATATCGCGCTGAAGCGCTTCGGGCATTTCAACGGAGCGATCACGCGGAACGGCTCCAACATCGGTAACGTTGTCTCTGCCGACCTGACCTATGCCAACAACCTCGACCGCATTGAAACGATCCGAGCGGATGGCAAGATCGACGGCGCGGACCCATCTATCGCAGCGCTGACCGGCAATGTCGTCGTGCGGTTTGCCGATCAGATGCTGGTGACCCAGGCGATCAACGGCGAGGCTTGCGAGCTTGAATTCTCCTACACACTGCCCACGGGTGAGAACCTGACGCTGACGGCCCATGCCGTTTACCTGCCGCGCCCTCGGATCGAAATCTCCGGTCCACAAGGGTGTGCAGGCCACCTTTGACTGGCAGGCGGCGAGCGATCCGGTGGTGGCCGGATGTGCACTGTCACCCTCACCAACAACCGCGAGGAGTACTGAATGCTACGATTGAACCTGTCAACGGAACCGCGGTGGCTCGACCTCGGCCATGGCGTGCGCCTGCTGGTAGAGCCGCTCACCACCGCCATCATGCTAGCCGCACGCAGCGATCCGACGATCGTCGCCGCCGCAAGCGATGCGGAAACCAGCGCCTCCAACGACTGATCTCGCCCGCATCGTGGCAAAGGCTGTCGCGCGCATCGTCGTGAAAGGACTGGGAGGGCGTCGGAGACGAGGACGGCAAGCCGCTGCCTCTGACGCCAGAGGGCATCGGACGCGCTTCTGGAACTCTGGCCGATCTTTGAGGCCTTCCAGACCAAATACATCGCGGGCGCGCTCATTCTGGATGCGGAAAAAAACGCCTGACCGCTCTCGCCGACTGGGAGTTCGGCGGGGGCGGTGAGTATTGCACCGCATGCCCATCGGTTTGCGCGGAATGCCCACGGATCCTGCACAAACCTCTCACTCTGGAGGGCTGGCAGGTCTGGGATCTGGTCCAGCGCCTCGGCGGACAGGTGCGCGTTGCGGGCGGTATGGGCGGCGGCGCTGTCCTCGGCTGGGACATGGGCGCGGCACTGCAACTCGGCACAGCCCTCGGGCTCTCGCCCGTCATCATTGCAGAACTGCTGCCGTCCATCGAGGCGGTGATGGTGCGCAAGACAAACGAAGAGATCGAACACCGCCATGGCTGAGAAAAAGGTATCCGTCCGCCTGTCTGCGACTGGTGGGCGCCAGGTGCGTGCCGAACTCGAGGGTGTTGGCGAGGCGGGTAGCCGCGGCTTGGGGCGTCTCTCGCGCGAGATGGACCAGGCCAACGCGCGCATGGCGGCCTTCGCGCGCCGTGCTCGGATCGCGGCAACTGCTGCGGCCACGGCGCTTGCGACTGCGGTCGTGTCGATGACCCGCTCGACCGTTGCCGCCGCCAACGAGATCGGCCAACTCTCCCAGGTGGCCAATGCCAATCCGGAGCTGTTCCAGCGCTGGTCGGCGGCCTTGGCCACGGTGGGGATCGAGCAAGAGAAGCTCGCGGATATCCTGAAAGACGTGAACGACCGCGTCGGCGACTTCCTGCAGACAGGCGGCGGTCCTATGGCGGATTTCTTCGAGAACATCGCGCCACGCGTGGGCGTGACGGCGGACCAGTTTGCGCGGCTTTCGGGGCCGGAAGCGCTGCAACTCTATGTCTCGAGCCTCGAGCGCGCGAGCGTCAGCCAACAGGAGATGACCTTCTATCTCGAGGCTATGGCCTCGGATGCCACACGGCTCATTCCGCTCCTGCAAAACGGCGGGGCAGAGATGACTCGGCTCGGGGCGCAGGCGCAGGCGCTTGGGGCGGTGCTTGATGACGATGCCATCGCCGCCATGCGCCGGTCGGAACTCGCTTTGGTCAGCATTGGACAGGTCTTCACCGGGGTGCGCAATCGGATCGCTGTCGCACTGGCGCCCACGCTTGAGGCGGCGGCGAATGCCTTCGTGGCGCTGGCATCCAGCACCAGCCCTATCAGCCGGGCTTTTGACGCGGTGCTGAGCAACCTTGATCGCTTGGCCATCTACGCCGGGACCTTCGCCACGTTTTTGGCCAGTCGCTGGGTCGCGGCGATGGCGGCGGCTGCCCTGTCGGTGCGAGGTTTGGCCACGACGCTCGTGATTCTGAAAGGCGCGCTTATCCGCACCGGCATTAGCGCCCTGATCGTGGGCGCGGGCGAGCTCGTTTACTGGTTCACGCGGCTCGCCTCTGGAGCAGGTGGTTTTGGCGAGGCCATGCGGCTCCTGAAAGATGTAGCCGTCGAGGTCTGGGACCGGATCAAGATGGGCGCATCAAGCGCTGGGGCTACAGCCACTGCCATGTTCTACGATCTGAAAGCCGATGCTGCGACTGGTATCGCTGGGGCCATCGAGAGTGTGCTCGCCTTCGGCAACACCACCGCCAACACGTTCGAGGGCGCGCTTCTTGCTGTTCGTGAAATCTGGTCCCGGCTCCCGGATGTGATCGGGGACCTGGTGTTCATGGCTGCAAACCGCATGCTCGACGGGGTTGAGGCTATGCTGAACGGCGCGATCCGCAGGATCGACGCGTTCACGAGTCGCATTCGGGACGCGCTGGCGGCGGTCGGCATCGAGACGACTTTTGGCGAGATCGGTGAAATCAGTCTTGGTGACATCCCGAACCCCTTTGCCGGGGCCTCTGCAGATGCTGGAACGGCAGCGGCAAATGCCTTTCGCCAAGCCTTCGAGGACAACCCGCTCACGGCCCCAGACCTCGGCCTTGACGCCATCGCGACCGAGGCACTGGCCACGGCGAACACCTACCGTCAGGCAGCAACCGATCTTGCCAATGGCGCAACGGCTCCGCTCACCTCCTGGAGGACCTTGCGTGACGCAGTTGCTGGTACGGGGGATGAGGGGGCGGCGGCATTAGAGGCTGCCTCTGCATCCGCCAATCGGCTGGGCACGGCTTTGGGCGGTCTGGGAGAGAAAGGTAAAGAGGCCAAGGATAAGATCCTGACAGGATTTGCAGCTGTGAGCCAATCGCTCAACACATATGCAAAGGATGCGCTGAATTGGGGTAAAGGCCTCGGCGAAACCCTGGCTGGCGCCTTCAGTGGCGCAGAAAGCGCATTCCGCAGCTTTGTTGAAACCGGCAAGTTCGACTTCAAGGGGCTTGTGCGCTCGATCCTGGCAGACCTTGCGGTTCTGTCGTTCAAACGCGCGGTCTTGGGGCCCATTGCGTCAGCGCTCTCTGGCATCTTTGGGGGCGGCTCTGTCGCAGCGGCAGTGTCTCATGCCGGCGGCATCGTGGGACTTTCTGGCCATACGCGGCAGGTGCCGGCGATGGCCTTTGCAGGTGCGCCGCGGATGCATTCCGGCGGATGGGCAGGCTTGCGACCTGACGAGGTCCCAACAATCCTGCAGCGGGGAGAGCGGGTGCTGAACCGCCGTGAGGCAGCTGACTATGGCCAAGGCGGCAGCATTGGCTCAGGCGTGACCGTCAATATCGACGCGCGTGGCGCGCAAACGGGTGTGGCGGAACAGATCGATGCGAAACTACGTGCGGCCATCCCCGAGATCGCCCGCATTGCGAAAGAAAGCGTGGCCGATGGGCGGCGCCGGGGTCAGGTGATCTAAAAACATGGCTATTCCTGTTATGCCGTTGACGCTTGTTTCCTCACTCGAGCGGCGCTTGGTCACGTCTGCGGCTGAGGCGCGTTCGCCTTTTACAGGCTCGTCGCAAATCCAAGACTGGGGGGCGTCTTGGTGGGATTATGAGATCGAGATGGCTGTGACCCAAGGGGTGCAGGCCCGTGGGCTCTCAGCCTTCTTCACTGCGCTTGGAGGTGTGCGGGGTCGGTTCCTCTTTCCCGATCCCACGATCGATATCCCGCTGACAGCGGGCACGCCCTATGCCGTTGAAACCCAATTCCCGGGAGCGTCGCTCTTGCGCACAGCAGGCTGGGACGAAGGCTTGCGTGCGGGTGATTTTTTCCAGCTTGGTGCAGATAGCACGACCCGGCTTTATCAAGTGACCGAGGATGCTGTGCCAGTTTTGGGCGAGGCCACGCTCAGCTTCGTGCCCCCTTTGCGCAATGCGCTGCCCCAGGGGACCCCCTTGAGGCTGGAAAGGCCATCTGTGCTGCTACGCCTCAAAGCGCCGGTTCCCACGGCGGTTGGCCGTGTGGATAAGCACCGATTTACACTCTCAGCGCGGGAGGCGCTTTAATGACACGCGATATCACAGCCGCCTTTGCCGAAGCGCTCGCAGATCAGCATCTGCGCCCAGTGATTTTTTTTGAAGGGGAATTTGCCAGCGGTTGGGTGCGCCTGTGGTCGGGGCTGGGAGAGGTCAGCTGGAATGGCGAGACCTGGTCCGGGGCGGGAGCACTTTTGGGTCTTGGCTCCATCGATGAAAGCGGTGAGGTCGTGGCGGGTGGCACCGCGGTGTCGCTCTCAGGCGTGCCGCTCGATTTGGTGCAGATGGCGATTGAGGAGGCGCGGCAGGGCTTGCCCGGACGGATCTGGCTGGGGCTTTTGGCGGAAGATGACAGCATCATCGCAGACCCAGTTCAAGCCTTCACAGGTCGGCTTGATGTTCCGGAAATCAAGGATGATGCGGATACCTGCACAATTACCATCAGCTACGAGAGCCGCCTGATTGATCTGACCGTGGCACGGACCTGGCGCTATACCCATGAAAGCCAACAGGCGCTCTACCCGGGCGATCTCGGCTTTGAATACGTGACTGCGATCCAAGATCGCGAAATCACATGGGGGCGGGGGTAGTTGGCCTTTATTCTTTGAAAGGATTTACAATGGTGAGCTGTCCTTCAATGACAAGGCGGTCATGCATGTCTTCTGAATAAAGTGTGCCGCATTGGCTGCTCAGGGCTGCGGCAACGATCATCGCGTCATAGACCGATAATCTGTAGCGCTCTGCCAGTGCCCGACCAATCTCATGGATCTCCGGCGTCAAAGGCAGGACTTGGCATAGGTTCCGGAGGCTGTCCAAAAATAGCCCAGCTTCTTGCCATGACATGCCGGCTTTGCGACGACAGTTGACCAGCGTTTCGTTTAGAACCTGAACGCTGATTGTGGCGCCTCGCGCAACAAGCTTTTCAGCAATATCAGCTTTTGGACCCTCATCGAGAAGATACAAAATGACATTAGTGTCGAGAAACTCAGCGGGCATGGGCCTCATCACGGCTTAGCCGATCTTCTTTAGGCAGACGACCGCGAAACTGTCGCAAACCGGCAAGGATCTCATCGGCTCTCTGATGGCGGGCCACGATCAGCCGGGCCTCTGCCGCCTGAATATCGATATCGTCGCCTTCCTTTAGGCCGAGCTTGCGCACCAGCTCCGCGGGAAGGCGGACGGCAAGTGAATTACCCCATTTTGCAACCTGCATTATTGTCTCCGGAGCAAGTGTCTATCCAATGCAAGAATGTATATCCGCTCTGCTGAATAAGCAAGCCAGCTATCAGATGACGGCTTTGTAATCGATGCCCCGCGTGAACCATTGGGAACGTCTGCTTGCAGCGGCGATTACGACTGCGGGTGCCAAGCCGTTTGTCTGGGGGCTGCATGACTGTCCGACATTTGCCTTTGAGACGCGGATGATGCTGACGGGTGGTGAGGATGTGGCAGGCCTCTGGCGGGGTCGCTACACATCTGCGCTTGGCGGCGAGCGGGTGATGCGCCGCCTGGGTTGGTCCTCGCTTGAGGAGATGGGCCATGCGCTATTAGGAACACCGCACGCTACAGCGCGCCTTGCTCGGCGAGGCGATATCGTTCTGGCCGATACAGGCCTTGGGTTTGGCATCTGCACCGGGGCCTCTGCCGTTGGGATGGCACCAGAAGGCCTCGTGATCGCCCCTCTCACTGCTTGCCGTGTTGCCTGGCCAGTTTAAACCGGATCTCTTTCATGCCGTTTATCGTGACAGCCGTCACCGCAATCGCGGGGGCGATCAGTGGCGTCTTGGCCGCGGGTGGTATCGGGGCGGCGCTTCTGCGGATCGGAGGCTCTCTGCTTCTGTCTTATGCCACGCAGGCTTTGATGCCCAAGCCGCGCAGAACGCTGCAGCCGCGCACGGTGACAATCCGAGAGCCGGTGGTCCCGCGTGATCTGGTCTACGGGCGCACCAGAAAGGGCGGAGTGATTGTCTTTTTGCACGCCTCAGGGCCCGAGAGCCAATATCTCGATCTGGTGATCGTGTTGGCCACCCATCGTGTTCAATCGATTGGGGCGATCTACTTTGAAGGCGAGAAGGCGATTGATGCCAATGGGGCCGCACAAGGTCGATGGGCGGGAAAGGCCCATGTCGAAAAGCGCCTGGGCGCTGGAGACCAGACAGCCTTTGCCGGGCTGATGGAGACGGCCTCAGATAAGTGGACGGCCAATCACCGCCTGCGGGGTTGCGCGGCCATCTATCTGCGCCTCACCTATGATCAAGGGGCCTTTCCAGGTGGCATTCCCAACATCACTGCGGATGTTGAGGGTAAAAACGACATTTGGGATCCGAGGGTTGGCGCGCATGTCTACTCAGAAAACCCGGCACTGTGCCTGGCGGATTATATGGCCAACCCTGTCTGGGGCATTGGGGCCACGATTGGGGCGGAGGATGGGATTGATGAGATCTCGCTCATTGAGGCGGCCAATATTTGTGATGAGCCTGTTGCCCTGGCCAATGGTGGCAGCGAGCCACGCTATGCCTGCAATGGGGTGATCACACTGTCTGAGACCCCCAAAACCATCATTGAGGCCATGCTTTCTGCTTTTGCAGGCCGCTGCGCCCCAACTGGTGGCCTTTGGCGCATCTATGCCGGGGCCTGGCGCCTGCCAGAAATCGCGCTTGGGGCGGATCACGTGCGCGAGGGAGGGCTGACCTTGGCCACGCGTGTGACGATGTCATCGAACTTCAACGGTGTGCGGGGGCAGTTTGTCAGCCCCGAGAATGACTGGCAGCCCGATGACTTCCCGGCCTATGCGTCGAGTGTTTATCTCAGCGAAGATGGCGGCGAGCGGAAATGGCGTGATATCTCGCTGCCCTTTACGATCTCGGCGCTCATGGCGCAGCGCTTGGCCAAGATTGAGTTGGAGCGCGCGCGGCGCCAAATGACGGTGCGCATGTCGGGTAAGCTCTCAGCTTGGGCGGCCACGGTGGGGGATGTGGTCGAGTTGAGCTACGCGCGCTGGGGCTTTGCGGCAAAACCTTTTGAAGTGCATGGGCTGAGCCTCGATCTGAGTGCCTCCGGGGATGGGGCGCTGCTTTTGCCAGAATTGGTGCTGCGCGAGACATCGCCGCTTGTTTATGACTGGTCGGCCTCTGAGGAGCAGATCTACAGCGCCGCACCGCGCACTGCTTTGCCTTCGGCCTATGATCTTCCTGCACCTGGTCGGCCAGAGATATCCGAGAGCCTCTACATCACACGCGATGGCGGGGGGGCAAAGGTTCTGGTGCGTGTGAGTTGGGAGGCGGCCCCGTCGGCCTTTGTAGCGCTTTATCAGGTTGAAGCCTGCCGGAATGGCGGGGAGTGGGTGGACTATGGCCGCCAGGAGGGGCGGGTCTTGGAGATCCGCGATGCAAGCCCTGGGGCATGGGAGGTGCGGGTTAAGGCGATCTCAGCACTGGGTGTGTCCTCAGACTGGCGCACCCGCGAGGCAGAAATCCTCGGTCTTACAGCGCCGCCGGTGGCACTCGAGGGGGTGACGCTGCAAGCAGCCGGAGGGCTTGCGATCCTCAAATGGACCCGGGCCGCGGACCCAGATGTCCGGGTGGCGGGCAATATCGTCATTCGCCATAGTGCTGACATGCCTGCGACATGGGCCAATAGTTATTCGATGGATCGGGTGGCCGGTGCAGAGGCCATTGCGGTGGTGCCGCTCAAGCCCGGCACTTATTTGCTGCGCGCAGAAGACAGCGGTGGCCGCTTGGGACCTGTGACGAGCGTCTCAACCAAAGGCGCGCAGGCGTTGACCTTTACTGCGGTGGATCAACTCCAGGCCGATGATCAGTTTTTAGGCACACGCACTGATGTGGTGCTGGGGCCTGGTGGGCTGCAATTGGCAAGCACCCTTGATGAGACGGGCGTGCCCTATGTGCCCCAGCGAGAGGGGCTTTATGTCTTTGCGGCACGCCTCGATTTTGGCGCAGTACGCCGTGTGCGCCTGCGCAGTGAGATCAGGGTCAATGTGCTAGCGCTTTTGGACCGCATAGATGCGCGTTTAGATCCTATTGATGCCTGGGCTGATTTTGACGGCACGGATGGGGCACAAACCGATGTTGTGCTCGAGGTTCGTGAGAGCGATGACGATCCCGCAAGGGCTGTGCGTTGGTCTGACTGGGGACGCATCGATAACCACGAGGTAGAGGCGTGCGCGATTGAAGCGCGGGCATGGCTGCGCACCGAGGATGCGGCCTATACGCCGGTGGTCTCTCGGCTACGCCTTTATGCAGATGAGGTGGCCTAGGAGCCTGTGCTTTGAGCATGCACGCCGCCAAGACCGACCCACAATAGACCGGAGGCCACATAATGGCACAGACAAATAGCTATGTGATTGCCAATGACGCGGGGCTTGCGGTGCGTCAGCGCCTCAATGAAGTTTTGGCGGCCCTGCAGTCGATTAACGCGGGCCCCATCGCGCCTAGCGATACGCGCGCTGGCATGTTGTGGTGCGACACGAGTGGAGCCCAGCTTGTGATTAGGGTCAGAAACCCCACCGACGATGGGTGGGATGAGCTGCTCGATGGTGGCAGTTATTAAGCATCCAAGAGGACCGCGTACCCATGTCTGATCCAAGCTTTATCGAAATGATCGACCGCATCTTTGGGGGTGCTTTGGCGACATTGTTTGGGGCCTTTACGGGGCGGCTTATGTATCACTCGGGCGAGGTGAAGCTGGGGCGGCGGCGGTTTTTTGGCCGTGAGCTTTTGTGGGAAATCCCGGTGGCTGTCGGCATGGCGCTGATTGGTGAGGCGGCGGCCAGTTATATGGGGCTCACCCAGCCGGTCTCGACCGGGTTTGTGGCGACGCTCGCCTATCTTGGACCGCGAGGCGCAGAGGCGGTTTTGGTCTCTTGGCTCTGTCGCAAAAAGTAGGTGTGGATGGGCAAAATTGACCTTGCGTCAGCGGGAGAAAGACACCATGTGCTGCCTGTCCAAAACCAGTCTGTGAGAGACCCTATGACAGTGATTGAGGATATATTGCGGGCCCTTGAAGGCGCGAGCGATCCGGTGGCTGAACTACGCAACCGCGTCTTGCAGGAAAATGGCCTCTGGTTTGATCCTGAGGAGGTGCGCGGCATCGTTGAGATCCAGCTTGCGGGCCTTGTTGGGGTGGGGCCGTCGGTGGCCGCGGCCGTTGATGATTGGGTAGAGCAGGCCAAGGCGCTCTGCGCAAAGCAGGTGTTACTGGCAGGTTAGAAAGACCAAACCGCACGGGTTTGTATAAGAAGACACGATGAGCCGTCCCCCAGGGGGCGGCTTTTTGCATTTATGGGGGTCAGGCATGGATCTGGGAGATCTGATTTATCAGACCGCGCAGGCAGATTTGGGCGTTGTGGAATGGGCCGAGGGAGATAACCCTCGGGTGCTGTCTTATTACCGGGAAGCGGGCGTCCCACAGCCCCATGACGAGGTGCCGTGGTGTGCGGCTTTTGTGGGGGCGGTGCTGGCCCGCTGTGGTGTGCAAGGGAGCGGCTCGTTGCTGGCGCGCAGCTATGAGCGCTGGGGACGCGCTGTCACGATTGAGGACGCGCGCCCTGGTGATGTTGTGGTGCTTGCACGCGGCAAGCCATGGCAGGGCCATGTGGGCTTTTGGGACCGCCGAGAGGGCAATAAGGTCTATCTCCTGGGTGGCAATCAATCCAATCAGGTGAAACGCTCCGCTTATCCGGTCTCGCGCATTGTGGCGGTGCGGCGCGCGATTGCGCCTGAAGCCCTGCCCAGGCGACGTGGCACACCTGCTGAGAGCACGACGGTGCAGGCGGCAGGCCTGCAGATTTTTGCCTCACTTTCGGCAGGCTTTGAAGCATTGCGTGCGCTGGATGGAATGGCGCAGGTCATCGCGCTTGTGATGGCAGGGCTCATTTGCCTTGCGGCCCTTTGGATTGCGCGCGAGCGGGTGAGAAAAATCCTAGCGGGCCTGGGCTAAGCCATGGCGATGTCGATCCTCACCCGCATTCCTCGTTGGGTTGCCTACGCGCTGGCGTATGCCGCAGCCTTTATACTCGGGCTCTTTGTCGCCTGGCGCTTTGGGCGTGCTGCAGGTGTGGCCGCCTTTACGCTCAAGGCCGCTGGGGCGCGGGTGAAACTTCTCAAACAGGCAGCGGAGGTGCGACGCTATGTGGAGGCCCATGATCATAGCACTGTGTCTGACAAGCTCTCTCGCTGGATGCGCGACAAACCGGGCGGCTGAATGTGATTGGGCCACGCCCATTCGGCCATCGGTGAAGGATAGTCTGAGCCCCAATACCCAGCGCCAGATCCTCACACATAACGAACTTGGGGCGCAAATATGCGGGTGGGTGCCATGACGGTATATATCTCGGAAGGACCAGCCATTGTGATGGGCTATGCCTATCGCCTCAGCTTGGAGGCGGAGGGACTGCTCTTTCCCTCAGGGCTTCAGCTGGTGGCGCAGATCCGTGCCTCTGTGGGAGCAGATCAACTTTTGGTGCAGCTCTCCACAGATGCGGGCGGCGGTCTTATGCGCGTGAGTGACACGCGCCTTGATATTGAGATCAATGCGCAAGACACCGCGCTTTGCCCCTTGGGCAGTGTGGTGATGGATTTTGTCCGTCGCGACACAGAGCCCGATCTCTATCTGGGCTTCACGCTTGAAATCCCGGTGGTACGCCCCGTGACGCGGGGACTTTAAGATGCAGCGCGCGCTGAAGCTTACCGAGCATTTAGGCCCAATCCGGATTGCCTGCGCGGAGGCTGGTCCCTTGCGGGTGCAGGGTGCCCAAGCCCCGCTCTCGCTGCGGATCTTGGGCCGCCCTGGCCCTGAGGGGGTTATGGGCCCACCGGGACCTCAGGGTGCGCCCGGGGCTGACGGCATCACCATTCTACCAACTGACGCAGCCATCAATGGAGGCTTTTTCTAATGGCAAATACGATCCAACTCAAACGCCGGGTCTCTGGGGCTGCAGGCGCCCCATCCTCCCTGAAATCAGGAGAGCTGGCGCATAACGAGGTCGATAATACCCTCTATATCGGCAAAGGCGATGACGGGGCGGGCACGGCCACGGCGATTGCCGCTCTGGCGGGGGCAGGGGCGTTTGTAAGCCTCTCAGGCACGCAGGCAATCGCGGGTAAGAAAACATTTGCCAGCGTGCCTGCGGCGTCTCAAGACGCAAGCGCGGGCTCTGATCTCGTGCGCAAATCCCAAGTCGATGCGCTCTTGGCGGCCAAGGCCAGTGTGAGCCACGGCCACGCGATCACGGATGTAACCGGCCTGCAAGCGGCACTCGATGGGAAAGCCGCCAGTGGCCATGGCCATGTGGCCGCAGACATTACTGACAGCACAGCTGCGGGTCGGGCGTTGCTGAGCGCGGCAGATGCGGCTGCGCAGCGCACGAGCCTCGGCCTTGGCTCTGCGGCTTTGTCGAACAGTGCGAGTTTTGCCGCGGCCAGCCATGGCCATGCGGTCTCAGATATCACGGGGCTGCAATCAGCCCTTGATGGCAAGGCCCCGAAATCTTCGCCTGCGCTGACAGGGGTGCCAACTGCGCCCACGGCGGCGGGCGGCACGAATAGCACGCAGATCGCCACCACCGCCTTTGTCCAAGGTGAGATCTCCAGCTTTGGGGCTGGCGACATGGCGAAGGCCACCTACGACAGTGATAATGACGGGAAGGTTGATGCGGCTGAAGTGGCCGATGCGGTGGCCTGGACTGGGGTGACAGGAAAGCCCACAAGTTTTGCCCCGAGCACCCATAGCCACCCGATCAGCCAGGTGACAGGGCTGCAAACCGCACTGGACGCCAAGGCGTCACTGGGATCGCCCAGCTTTAGCGGCACACCTAGCGCGCCGACGGCCAGTAGTGGTACAAACACCACCCAAATCGCCACCACGGCCTTTGTGGCCTCAGCCATTGCGGGTCTTATTGATGCCGCCCCAGGCGCGCTCAACACGCTGAATGAGCTGGCCGCAGCCTTGGGGGATGATCCCAATTTTGCGGCGACGGTCACAAACGCGCTCTCTGGCAAGCTGAGCGCAGGCGCGAACCTATCGGATCTGACCAATAGCGCCACGGCGCGCACAAACCTGGGGCTGGGCAGTTTGGCGCTGCAATCAGCGGGATCAGTTTCCATCACTGGCGGGTCGATCTCTGGTGTTGCCCTGGATGGGGGCACCTTCTGAGCGGACGTGCCCTCAAACCGTCCGACCCTAAGCATCGGCAACATGTAAGGAGGTTGCAGCAGTGGCGATCAAGATGAAGCGCTCGGGCGCTGCGGGGAAGGTGCCCACCACGACGCAGCTTGATCTCGGCGAATTGGCGATCAACACCTATGATGGCCGGGTCTTTCTCAAGCGAAATGACGGCAGTGAGGCGATTGTTGAACTCCTCAACTCGGGTCGTGCGATCCTGGCAGGCACCGGCCTGACGGGCGGTGGCTCGTTGGCGGCAGATCGCACGCTTGCGGCCGATCTGGCCAGCCAAGCAGAAGCGGAAGCCGGCACAGCTTCCACAAAGCTGATGACGCCTTTGCGCACGGCGCAGGCGATCGCTGCACTGGCCTCTGCCTCAGGCTCCACTAGCCTCAGCGCAGGTGAGGTCATCCGCAGCCGGGTGGATGGCTATGTGCAAAACACGAGCTCCAGTGGCTATGCCACCCGCCACAGCTTTGATTTTGCCCAAAACGGCACAATCCGCGTGAGTTTTGAAGGATCGTCCAGCTCGTCAGAGCCGGCCTACTTCCGCATCACCCGGCTCAGAAACAGTGTTCTCACGGCTTTGGGCACCTGGTCTATTGCCGGCACTGCCTGGGCTGCACGGTCTTTGGATGTGGATGTGGCGCAAGGGGATCGCGTCAGCATTCAATATCTGGCCTCGATCCGGACGGTGACCACCGGCTTTGGCAAGGACACCAGCACCACCACCTATTACGGCTACGCCCGCATTCAGAATGCCCGGTTTAAGACTGGCGGTGAAAATCTCATCCCCGGCATTTACGCCCCTGTGGAGAATGACTGATGCAAAACCCCAAATACATCACCGCAGATGACAGCTCGATCGTGCTAGAACTCACCGATGGCACGCTGCGCATCGTGGATCGTGATGGCCCCACAGACCTCTTTGCCCGGGCCCAAGCCGGAGCCTTCGGGCCGGTTTTGCCCTTTGATCCGGCCTCAGATGTCACGCCAACGCCCAAACCCGTCAAAGCCGTGAGCCGGCTTCAGGCCAAGGCGGCGCTCTTGCAAATGGGGCTGCTCGATCAGGTGGATACGCTTGTGGGAGGGCTTGATCACATGACGCGTCTGGCCTGGGCTGAGGCCACCACCTTCCGCCGTGACAGCCCGCTGCTGATCGTGCTCTCCGCCTATCTCATCTGGCCCGATGGGCAGGCGCTGACAGAGGCTGATCTCGACGCTCTTTTTGATCTGGCAGAAACGATTGAGGTTTGA